AAGTTATAATGAAATTTGTAAAATCAGCGTGGTGTAACTTTAGTGTTCACTGCCAAAAGTAAATATATACAATATGTGGATAAGAATACAGAATCAACGATTGAAAGACGCAAGTATTAAAGAATACAAAGGACGTGGTAATAGTGTATCAAGCGGTAAATACTGCATTGAAATGAAGTACGGGAACGGAATAAGGTATTTCTACTTTGACAATGAAGTAGAATATGATAGAGCTTTGTTTCGGCTAGATGAAATCTTAAAAGTACAAGAGGTTTAATTAAGGCAGTGAACACTTAATGTAAAATAGGAGGATAAATTATGACAGTACAAGAACTAATTGATATTTTATCTGAAATTAAAGATAAAAGCAAACCTGTGACAATAGACATTTTGGATGATGAAGTGAAAGACGTCATAGAGCGTGAAGATTGTGTTGAACTTTATAATTATTGAATATGACAGTTGAAGCTTTAAAGGAAAATTAGCAAGAAATCCCACAAATCTTCAGTTTGTGGGTAGTTCACAAGTTATATAAATGTTAAATACACATATTCTCTTGCACATCTCAAAAATAAAGAGGATATTTGCAATGTATCTGAAACGTGGCTGTGGATGATGAATGATTTGTAATTTTTGCATATAAAATATATAAACCGTTTATTGGCAACAGCCACCGTTAAGAAATTAACGTCTGCCATACGGTAACAATAGAACCGTACTGATAGAGTTCAGCTACGGTTTTATTGTTTTATATATATAATTATGAAAAGACTAAGTAGGAAAAGATATAATGAAATAATATCCGCTACCGATGAACGGAAAGCGATAGCCCTACTTATTTTTATAAAACAAAAGTTTAGATCATCAGTCGTTCTTAATTTTTCTTATTACAAACTATCCAAAATTACAGGTCTGCATAAAAATACAGTGAAGAAGCGGTTAGAAGTTCTTGGAAGCATGGAACTATTAGATTTTGTTGGAAAGAACAATAAACATCTTCTTTTCAAATCTGTGCGTGCTGCTAAGTCAAATGTAAGATTAGATGGGTTGGATTTATCAAATATCAAGGCGATTGAAACCGGATTGCAAGCATTATTTATAACGGAAGAACAAAGACGGAAAAATTACGTCAATCATCAAGTAATTAAAGGGACTAAGCCGAAAGGACATTTATCTAAATCAAAATATAGAGAATGGAAGAAGGCTAAAAAGTTCTGCACCCTGTATGGATTGACAGAATTTAAAGATAATGGAATTTCGTTTGATACATTAGCTAAAAGAATGAAAACAAGCAAAAGTAAAATTGCTAAAGCGATTTCTTTTGGTGAAAAAATGGGGATTTTAAGAAGAAAACATAATTTCAAAGTTGTTACTTCTTTTCCTTCTCATAAAGAAGCTATTAATTGTTTAAACTATAATTTCAATAACAGATTGAGAGTTATAAATAATGAAGTAGTATATATTATGTGTAACACATACTCTATTATTGAAGATAAACAAGCGGCTTTACTATATTAGAGTACTAAAATTGCCCTATTATGAAGAATAAAAAAACTTTTGTTGTATTCACAGATGGCGGTTGTGATGCAATAAGCAAAATTGGAGCTTCTGCTCTTATTATTATCGATCCCGATATTGATGATATTATCTATGAATGGTCTGATGCTTTTAAGAATACTACAAATAATAGAATGGAACTTATAGCTTTTAAAGAAGCATTAACAAATCTAAAAAGAGAAAAGAATTACCGATAGGTACTGAAATAAAACTACCATTTACTACTTTAAAAGTAGAAGAATGGGAGGAATGATATGTATGATTATGAAAAGATGAAAGCTGAAATGTTTGAAGGTGACAATGCTAGCAAATATTCCAAATTATATACTATTGTTGTTGCCACATGTATTAAAAAAGGTACATTTACAATAGGAGAAGTATTAAATGAAGTGTGTGGTGATAGTTGGGAAGTGATGTGTTGTATAGAATTCATGGGAAAACTTGGTTTTCTAAGAGAAATACCTTCTTTAGGGAATATGACACAAGATAGGAGATTTGTTTCATTAATATAAAAAATAGTTTATGAAAAAAGTAATTTTAAAAAAGCTTATTCTCCAAAATTGGAGAAAACAAAACAAGGAAATATCTTTTAATGAAGATATTACTAAAGTATATGGTCAAAATAAAGCAGGAAAGTCCTCTCTCCGTCATGCATTCCTATGGCTTATTACAGGATATGATGGGGAAAATAGAATGAACTATAATTTGTTCGACAATACTAAAACATATACACCAGAAGATTCTCCTGCCGCTGTCGTTGAGGCTATCATCGAGGCAAATGGATATGAATATTCATTGAAAAAAACAGCAGAAGTGGGATGGATTAGACGTAGAGGAAGCAATTCTTATGAAAGAAAAGGGACAGATGATTATAAGTTCTTTATTGATGGAGTAGAGTTAAGTGCCGGGAAGTATAAAGAAAAGGTTGCAGATTTATTTTGTGATTTGGAAGTTCTTCGCTCTATTTTGGATATTAATTACTTTTTATATTTAGATTGGAAAGAACAACGTAAATATCTTGCTGTAATGGCAGGTGAAATAACAGACAACGACTTAACGGGTAATTATAAGGAATTATTGGAGCAACTAGAGAAGTATTCACTCTCTGAATTAAAAGCCCGAATTTCGTCAGATATTAAACCTCTAAAAGACTCTCTTAAATCCCTTCCTCTTACGATAAAAACTTTGGAGGAAAATCTGCCAAATGTAGAAGAGGCGGAAAGTGCTAAGAAAGCCATAGAAGATTATAAAAATCAAATTTCGGATATAGATAAAGAATTACAAGGAAGTGCTGAATCTATTAAACCTCTAATAGAAAAGAGAAATAAAGATTTGCAAGAAATATCTGATTGGGAACGGAATATTAGAACTGAAAAAGAAAAATACGATGAAGAACAGAATAAGATTTCAGCTTCTATTCTTTCTAATATATGTTCTGTAACAGAAGAGAATAAAAATATAGATAATAAAAACGAAGAAAACCGAAGAAAAAGAATAGTTTTATCTGATAAAATAAAATCATTAAATATAGATTTAGGAATTCTAAATGAAAGAAGAAATAATCTATTAACTAAATTGGATGAATGTTTGGAAAAGGAATTTTCAGCAGATAAATGTTCTTATTGTGGACAAACTCTTCCTTATGACAAATTAGAATTATTAAAAAAGGAGTTTTATAAACAAGTAGAAATAGAAAAAGAAAATATAATAAAAGAAGGGCTGAATGTAAAAGCAAGAATTGATGATATAACTAAAATAATTGCAGAATGTGAAGAGAATCTTGCTGATATTCCGACTACTCTTTTGGCGAAGAAAGATCTGTCTGCTTTACAAAAAGAATATGATGAAGTTCAACAAAATATTATCCCATTTGAGCAAACTGAAAAATATAAATCATTAGTTAGCTTATTGGAAGAAAAGAAAAAGACAATAACAACTATTCCTGAACAAGATAATTCAGGTTTACTTTCCATGAAAAAAGCTTTAATGTCGAATATTGAAGAGGAAAGCAAAAAAATGGGACTTATTGATGAGCGCAAAAAACAAGAGAAAAAAATAGAAGAATTTAAGAAACAACTGAAAGACACTGCCAATGCTTTAGCAGAACAAGAAAAGTTAGATAATCAAATTAAAACATACGAAGAAGAAAGAGCTAAGATTATTTCTGATAGAGTAAATAAATTCTTCAAACGGTGCAATATTACCATGATGTCGCAGGATAAATCCGGTGTTTGGATTCCTGATTGCGTGATTACTGGAATAGATGGAGCAATTGCTGCTACATCAAACGGTGCAGAAAGAATACTTATTGGTATTGATATTGCAAATGCTTTTGCAGACTTCTTCAATGTAAGTTTGCCTCTGTTTGTTGATGATATGAATCTAATAGATTCTAGCAATGAAATAAAAACTTGCCATCAATTAATCGAATTAATAGTAAATGATAGTGATAATGAATTAAGAGTTGGATATTAATTTTAAAAAAGTAAAAGTTATGAATGACAATTTTAATCGTATTTATTTTAATGGTAGGGAAATTAGCTACAAGGTTGGTGATGTAGAAGTTATTAATGGTAAATTCCCAGAAGAATTCGAACTGAAAGGGGATTATCTGATAAATGCAGAAGATTTAGCTCTTATTACCGCATTAATATCTGAAAAGATGGCAGCGTATACTAGGTATTTGGGTTGGGGGAAATTCTCTTCTATTTATATTTGTGATGAGGATAATCTAATAAAAAAGATGGAAGAACAGCTAGAAAATTATAAAGAACGGCTAGATAAAGAATGTAAAAAAGTAACCAATATTAAAAGTAAAATAGATGATTTCAATAATCTTCCGTGGTATGAACGTATCTTTAAGAAAATATAAACAAAAAATGAATAACAATTTAAGTGTAAATGTAACCCTATCTGAACTGAATGGGGTTATCATAACTAATGATGAGGTGGGTGGGGTGGAGGAAAAAGGTATTTTTATCCCACTAAGATTTAATACAATATATAGGAACAGGAAAGGGGAATACATACTGACATTGAAAGCTGTTGAGAAAAAACCTAATCAGTATGGTTATGTATACGGCTTACTCCCTAAAGCTTCCAAGAAAAAAAATAAAGAGCTTGAAATGTTAGGACAAAGTACTAATACTTGGTGTGGAAATATAATAAGAAGCACTGAATATACAAAAGTTAAAAAAAACAGAGTGTCAATAGATGATGCGTTAAAAAAATAACAATATGAAAAATAAAGAAAATGAATTAATAAAGAAATTTGAAAGTCTTTCTAAATTTATAGAAGAAAATGATATTCCTGCTTTAATATTAATTAAAACAAATGAAAGTCATTTTTCAGCAACAATTTCTAATATAGATGATATTACGGAATTATTTGCAAAACAACCACATTATGATGACGATTTAGGACATGCTTTGTCTTATATAGCTACATTAACGATGGGTTCACAATGTTCTATGAATCATAGAAAGTTCTTTGAGTTTCAAAGGAATGTATTGGCTGCTATTAAGGAATATGACGAAACCTTTAACGGCTTATTTAATGAAGATGAAGATGAAGAAGTAGATAATAAAAATTGCGATTGTTAGTTTTATATATTTACATTTTAAAAAACATTATTATGAAAAAATGGTTTTTAGGTTCTCTGAAATACGAAAAAGTAATGGAGAACGGGAAAGAAAAAAAAGTTACAGAAAAATATCTAATAGATGCCTTATCTGTGACAGAAGCCGAAGCTAGACTAATAGAAGAGATGTCTCCCTTTATCAGTGGTGATTTTTCGATAAAAGCTGTGGTAGATACAAAATACGCAGAAGTAGTTCCAAGCGATAATGAAGCTGATGATACTTGGTTTAAGTGTAAACTTGGGTATATCACCTTAGACGAAAAGACTGGGGCTGAAAAGACTACGACAACCAATATGCTTGTACAAGCAGCAGATTTAAGACAAGCTGTAAAGAATTTAGACGAATACATGAAAGGTACAATGGCTGATTATAGAATCGAAAGTGTATCTGATAGTAAAATAATGGACGTTTATCCATATAATAACAAATAATAATGGAAGCAATATATATTGAAGGTCAAATTACTGCCATACTCCCCGAAACTAGAGGTGTGGGACAGAGAGGTGAATGGGTTAGCCAAGATTTTGTATTAAAGACAGACGATAACTATCCTAAAAATATTTGTTTCACTATTTTGGGAGCAGACAAGATTAAAGAAGCGAACATTAGAATCGGAGATGTTGTTAGCATTGGAGTAAATATCGAATCCAGAGAATTTAATGGGCGTTGGTATACATCTATAAAAGCATGGAGTGTTAAAAAGAAGTTTGAGTCACAGGCAGCTAAGCAAGCACCTCCTGTCCCAACACCACAGTCATCGCAACCAACACAAAATTTTTCATCAATGAGTCAAAGTGCTGCCGATGCACTACCATTTTGAATATCTGATGTGTTACAGAAGTTTAAAGTTAATGGAATTGATGTAGAGATTATTGGATATAACAAATAATATCTCTATATTTGTGGAATGAAAGGGATAGGTGGATTTAGTACTCCCACTGAAAGCTATGCCAACAGGTTTCCCTTTCTTCCTTATTGTTGGCTCACAAATAATGTTGGTAATATGAATGAATTAATCAAAATTACAGAGAAAAACGGGAAACAAGTAGTTTCTGCTAAAGAATTGTATCTTGGACTTGGATTGGATAAATCTAATTGGTCAAGATGGAGTAAGGTAAATATTGAAGAAGATAAGTTCTTTAATGAAAGTGAAGATTGGGTTCGTCTTAAAGACGATAGTGATAATCAATTAGTTACAAATCCAAATAAGGTTTCTTATGATTATGTTATTACTCTTGATTTTGCCAAACATCTTGCAATGATGGCGAGAACAGAGAAAAGCTATGAGTATCGGAATTACTTTTTGGAATGTGAAAGAATAGCAAAAAGCACTGTAGAAAAATCTCTTCCTAAAACTTTTGCAGAAGCATTAAGGCTTGCTGCTGAACAAGCAGAAAAAATAGAAGCTCAACAAAAATTATTAGAATTGAAAGATACTATTATTTCTGAATATGAACCAAAGGTTAATTATTACGATTTAATTCTATCATCCAAGGATGCTATAAATATTACAGTGATTGCAAAAGATTATGGCATGAGTGCTAAAGCTATGAATAAGAAACTGAATGAACTTGGAGTTATCTTTAAATCAGGAGATACATGGCTACCTTATCAAAAGTATGCAGTTATGGGATATACTAAGACGGGAACAGTTTCTTACAATGATGGAAAAAGTTCTGCTGTTCACAGCAAATGGACACAAAAGGGGAGGCTTTTTCTATATGATTTACTCAAAAACAATAATATATTACCATTAATAGAAAGATGAAATGGAAAAGCCAACTTATGAACAATTATTAGAGTATTATGAAACGTCTCATGGTTGTTTTTTTATAGACCGTGACCCAAATGAAGTTGATATAGAATGGATTAGAGCCAATGCTTATCAACAAGAATTAGTCCCAGTGGACAAGTTACCAAAATGTATTTTTGAAAAAGATAGTAAACAATAAATATTATGGCAGATGAGAAAAAAAATGTCGCTTTAAGAAATAATATTGGCGACCAAGTAATTGGAAGATTGAATGAATTAGCCCAAGCTAATTTCAATTTCCCTAAAGATTATAACTATGTGAATGCTATCAAGATGAGCGTTCTAAAGTTACAAGAGTTGAAAGATAAGGATAAGCGTCCGGCATTAGAGGTTTGTGATCCTGCAAGCATTGGTTCAGCACTTTTTAAAATGGCTACAAAAGGATTGAATTTAGCTTATAATCAGGCTTACGCTGTAGTTCGTGGAACAGAACTTTGTATAGACCCCGGATATTTTGGGAATGTACTTATGGTAAAACGCATATTCCCTGATTGGGAGCCAATGCCGCACTCAATTAGAGAAGGGGATGAATATGTAACAGAAGTTGATCCTAAGACAGGTAAGAAGAAACTTTTGAAACACGTACAAAAATTAGAAAACCTAGATAAAGATTTTATAGGAGGATATATATATTTGCCATCTAAAGATGGAGAAATGTATCTTTATGAAATGACTCGTAAACAAATATTGGCTGCATGGTCTAAAAGTTCATCTAGGGAGCAAGCAACGCATAAACAGTTTGATGAGAAAATGCTGCAAAAGACACTTGTAAATTCAGGATGCACAATGATTATAAATTCCACTCCTGAATTAAAAGCTTTTGACGATGATGATAATGAGGAACAAACAAATAGTAATTTGAAGCAACTAAGCACTGAACAAGTAGGTGAGGTTGTAGAATATGAAGAAGTAACGGAAACTGTAGATGCGTCCACATTAGGTAACAAAGAAGAACTTAATGGTGCAAATGCAGGTAACTCGGTAACAACCAAAGAGGAAAAGAAAGAACAAATTAAAGAACGTCCGTTTTAATCATGGAAGATGAAATAGATTCTTCATGGGAAGAAATGTATCCTGATTGGATAGATGATGGAGCAGATATTTTGTAAATAAATCAACTTAGTCCCATTTTGTTTAGGTAGTAATACCTATTCGGATGGGACTTTTTAATTTTAAAAAGATACAATTATGAACGTAGACGTAACAGTTAGTATTAATATACAAGACTTATTTGATTCAATGTCTGCAAAAGAAAAAGCAGAGTTTTGTGATATAGCTCTTGACTATCTTGACGACAGCGAACTTATAGAAGTATTGAAAGATAGAAATTGTGATTGGAGTGATTTTGGATTAAGAGAAGAATGATATGACGGCAAAGGAGTTATTAAGTAAAGTAGAGGATATAGAATCGAAACTATATTATGATATGGGGAAATATAAACAATTCACCATTGATACGATTGATGATATTATTGATGAGTTGGACAATCATCTTCAAGAACCTTTCCAAGTTTTAACAGATGAAGATCTAGTAGGAAGCTTAATATATAGAATCAAAAGTATCATGGGAATATGTGACCCACGTTTGTTGGACTATAATATATTTGAAGAATTACTTTATTTAATGAAAGAGGATTATGACAATTCTAAGGATAGTGGGGAGCAGTAGTAAAGGAAATGCGTATATCCTTGAATGTAATAACGAAATCCTTTTAATTGAAGCAGGAATCCCATTTAGACCTATAAATAAGAATATTTCCTATAAATTTAGGAATATTGTTGGATGCATTGTTTCCCATTTGCACATTGACCATGCTAAATATATACCGGAATTTTTATTAAGAACTATTCCGGTATATAGCAATTCAGAAGTTGCAAATAAATATGAAGGAGTTATTTCAATATTTCCTAAAAAGAAATATCATATTGGCAATTTTTATATCCAATGCTTAGAAGTTCCTCATAATGCACAATGTTATTCATATATAATAGATTGCCCTGATGGAATGAGAGTCTTGTTTATAACTGATTGTTCTTGTTTTAAATATAAGGTGAAAGGTGTAAATGTTTTAATGATTGAAACTAATTATAGTAATGATGTGATTGTAAATAATGCGATACATGATGAATGGTCGTCTAGTGCATCTGAAAATCACTTATCATTGGAACAGGCTATCGAAGTTATTAAAAGGCATAAGTCTCATAATTTAAAGACAGTCATAGGGCTTCATCTAAGTAATCAAAATAGCGATGAAAAAAAGTTTGGTGAGAGAATATTTGAAGAGACAGGATTTAGAGCTATATTTGCAGATAGCGGTATCACTGTAGAACTAAAAAAGGAGGAATTTTAAATGGCGAATCCTAATTACTTTAAACTTAGAGACTATCTACAATCTTTAATAGATATGACGATAGAAGCGGAGAATAAAAATCCTATATACTATTATTTCCCTATTGATTCTAGGGATTTAGCAAAGAATATGGAATTAATAAAAAATGGGTATAATAAGGATATATTACCTGTTAATTTATTATGGCAAATAATGGATAAAAAGAAAAATGAAGAATGATAATAAAATTGATTTAGAAGATTTACCTATTGAGGTTTTATTCAAGTATCTTTTAAAAGATTATAAAGCTGCAAAGGTTGAAATAGGAATGCTCCAATCTGAAATAGCAGAGTTAAATTATCAATTAAAAAAGGCAAAAAGACCTCAAATTATGCAAGTTAATTTAAAGGAAATACCTAAAGGTGAAAGAAAGGAATATATGATTGCTTATTATGAACAAATAGGTCTAAAACCTGCTGATGAAAATCTTCATGGTTCAGGATTAAAAGGAAAAAGATTAAAATTAGCTTATGATGATTTACTTTCTAAATATATGAAAGTATCAAATGAACTTAAAAGTTTAAAAGAAAAATATGGAGAATGAACTAATTAAATCTGAATTGATAAAGAAAATCCTTTATCTTTATGGTAGATATATAGCGATGCGAATATTCTCCTATACTTTAGAGCATGAATTATATGAGGATAGCCATATTATAAAAATGGCTCTAAAGGAATGCGATGTAGACATTGGAGAATCATTCACAAAAGAGGATTGGATTAATGAAATAAGGAGATTAGGATATTCAGGTGAATTTGCATCTTCAAACGAAGAAGAATATTATGAACAAGCTAAAAGAATGATGGGATATGAGTAAAATATATGTAGGTTGTGATAATGGTGTTAGTGGAACTATTGGTATAGTCGGAGATAATATAGAACCATATTTCACGAAAACACCTGTAAAATCAGAACAAGATTATACAAAAGGAAAGAAAAACATTACAAGATTAGACTCTTTGAAATTTATGTCATTGTTTAATGGCATGAATAAAAATGATTTGGTTTTTCTAATCGAAAGACCAATGGTAAATCCAACTAGATTCACTGCTACCGTAAGTGCATTAAGATGTCATGAAGCAATGCTTAACGTCATTGAAATATTAGGATGTAAACACATGTATATTGATTCTAAAGAATGGCAAAAAGAACTTCTCCCTAAGGGATGCAGTGGAGATGAATTAAAAAAAGCGTCTTTAGATATTGGGAATAGATTATTTCCATCTTTTGAAGAAGTAAAGCACCCAGATAGAGATGGGATATTAATAGCAGAATATGGAAGGAGGAAAAACTTATGATTGTAGATACTGATAAATGGGTTACTATTGACACATACGCATTTTTGAAAGGGATTAAGCGTAGATGGGTTTATGATCTTATAAAAAAAGGTAAGGTGCAAACAATCAAGTTATGGGGGAAACAATTAATATACATAGGAGATGAAAATAGATAAAACAAGATTCTTTTTATTCCCTTACATAGCTATCAAACATAATGAATATGTATATGGTAGACAGTTATCCACAGTTGTAGGTGATTTGTCTATAAAAGAGGTTGAGCGATATATAGAAATGACAAAAGGGTTCAAGAATGTGGTAATTACAGGTATCTTTGAAATGTCAGAAGATGATTATTTAGAAAGTAATTTAATTGAATGAAACCATGAAAGATTTGATAATAATGATTGTAGCCTTTGTAATTGTTGCTGCATTTGTTGGACACATGGAAATAAATTTATCTCCATTTAGTATCAAACTACCAATGTGGCATAGAGTAGTATGTATGATTCTACTTCTTGTTACATATATACTTTGGAATTTTGGAGAAAGACAAGATGCCTATTCGAAAGGATTACAAGAAGGTATGAGAATAACTTTGGAGCAAATTAAAGAAAAATATGGAAAATAAAAATATTTATATATTAGAAGCATCCGCTTATCATTGGGCGAAAGACGAACATATCTCTTTGTTAGAACAAAAACAATGGATCGGATATGGAGATATAGGCAAAGACAAGCTGGAAAAAACAATGAAACAAATAGCAAAGCTTTGGCAAGAAGTTTATATCGACAACAGAGATGATACGCAGGTTATAATCCATTTGTATTCTACCGTTCAAAGCAATGGGTTAATATTGAAAGATGACGTTTGCGATTATAAAATAATGCCATGAGTGATGAACAGATAAATGAGCTTCTTCGGCTAACGAAAGAAAACAATGAAATGCTTGCCAAGATAATATCACACATAGAAAAAATAAATGATGATGATTATTTAGCCAAGCATTTACTTCAAGAATTTATCAATAACGTTGTAGCCGACTTGTTTGCAGATATGCTCCTTCAACCAAAAGGAAGAGGACATATCAACTCGGAAGAAATAAAAGATATTATTAACCAGTTAAAAATGTAGTTTTATGACAGTAAGTACAAAATACGATATTGGAGATATACTTTGGTTTATATATAACAATAAATGCCAATCAAAGAAAGTTGAAAATATAAAAATAGATGTATGCGACATGTATATCCAATATATATTTGATGGAAATGAAATATGGCTATCTGAAAAGCATTTGTTTTCTACAAAAGAGGAACTTCTAAAATCGTTATAACAATATGAAAACAGATAGGAGTAATTGGGGAGTAAGATGGGGAGAAGCCTTATATAGGATAGAAATTGTTATGCTTATCATAGAAAGTTTTAAATATTATCAAGAAGTAGAAACTGAAAAGGCTGCAATGAAATATCTTAAATACTCAAAAGATTATAAATCATGCGAACAAGCGGCAGACATGATAAGAATGTTATTTAACAGAGATGTAAATCCTAGCGAATTAATGCACACAGAGGATGATATATCTAATTCTTTAATTGATAGTTATATAAAACTACAAGATTCCCTAAGGTACTTCCCAAGTCCTCGTTATCCTTATGAAAAAGAAGATATATTATCTGTTTTAGCTTATTTATATCATCATAATTATTTGCTAAGGATGAAATGCTATGATTACAGTATATTCTCATGTAAAGTATTTGATGTATTTCGTGAAAAAAGAATGATTCACAGAAGAGGAGTAAAATGGTTAATTAACGAAAGCAGTGAATATTGTTTATGGAATGGTAAAACGAGACATGTTGATACGATGGCATTTAGATCTACTTTTAGAAAAATAGAAAAAGCTTTTAATGAGATAATAGAAAAACGAAGGAAAAGAAAGGAGAAAAAATGACGGAACAAGAATTAATAAACTATACTTTATCCTTAATTCCCAAAGAAGAAAAAGATAGAGTATTCAGACAAGAATGTTGTGGTATAGATAATAGTTTTATTGGTTTTTTAGAACCATATTATTATCTATCCAAAATAATACCAAAGAACTATACTGTATTCGATTTCGGAGCAGCTTACAATCCTCAATGCTATTTCTTCACTGAACATAAGAAATACATAGCTATATCTCCTATAGAAATAGATGGGAAAGAAATGTTTAAAGCTCCTAATTGCGATATATATAGATGTACAACAGGAGAATTCTTAAATAAATACTACATGGGAGGGGGAAGGATGTTTGCTATTGTAAACAATGTGCCAAATTGGTATGGAGAAAACTCGATGGAGTTAGTTAAGAAAATTTTCAATAATTGTTATACTTTTTACGTAGAATGATGACAATAGGAAACTTTTTGGCATTCATTATAGGACTGTTTATCGGTCGTGTCTTAACTTATCTTGGAGATAAAACTTATAAGTTTTTAAATAGACCAAAGAAAAAATTAGAGAATAAAGAACCATTAATCTTTGATGGAGTCGATGACTTTGTTAAATGCGCAGAAAACTATCTTAAAGATTACACTGTTATCAAAGGAGATAGCTGGTCGGCAGGGAAAGGACATAGCCATATTATTATTCTTGAAAATAAAGAAAATGAAAAAAGAGACGAATAAATTTGGTAGTATGAAATATTATTCGGATATTTGTCGATGTATTAGAAGTAGTGAGCTAATGCGGACATACAATAGACGTTTTAACGTGATAAAAATATATGCTTAAATCCGTACTGTTCTCACTACCTTGACAGTACGGATTTTTATGCCGTATTGGAATATTTCTAATACGGCTTATTTTTGTATCGGCTAGAAACCTCGATTAATAAGTCTTTCGCCAAGAGTAAAGCGCACGTTTAGGCAGCAGGGGATTTGGAACAGTAGCGTGCATGTGGTATAGACACATAAGTTCTAAAAGTAGATTCATCTATATTAGTAATCTGCCACGATTGAAGGGAATGATGGCGACAGGAATGTTGTTAGAATTTGGATAACTTCAAGTGTAAATTTGATTTTGGGGAAATTTATTTCTTTCTCTAAAGGGGATTTACACTCTTTCAGCTAAATTCAAGCTCTTGGAATATTGATTAATACATCTATTATGAAAGTTAATACTAAATATACTAAAGAACAAATAGAATGGATAAAGAAGCACGCTTTAAATGATGATTATAAAGCCTATATATATCCTAAAAAACAATGTAAAAAAAGAAAGAAGAGAATTATATCAACTCATACTTTTAAGGTTGAAAGATACCCTTCTTATAATGAGCAGTTGAAAGATAAGAGATGGCTTGATAGACGTTTGCAAATTCTTAAAAAGAAGGGAGCAATATGCAGTAAATGCGGTTCTACCTCAAATTTACAGATTCATCATCTAAAATATATAAAAGGTAAAATGGCTTGGGAGTATAAGGATAAATATCTGGTTGTACTGTGCGACCAATGTCATGAAAAAGCACATTGTATTGATTTAGATAAAGAATTTGTATTAATAACAAGTTAATATATTGTTGAATATGAATAAGGAAGAAATAAAATCATTGATAAGTAAATATGAGAGCAGATTTACTGAAAAAGCTCTTAAAGTACATGGCAATAAGTATGATTATTCAAAAGTTAAATATATTGATGCTAAAACAAAAGTTTGCATCACCTGTTTAGAACACGGAGATTATTGGCAATCTCCTAATAATCATATTAACGGTCAAGGATGTCCTATTTGTGGAAGGCATAAAAAAAATAAGATTTTTGGAGTAGCAATATTTGACTATAATAATATTATAAAGAAAAATACAATAGAATATAAATCATATACTGTATGGTATAGTATGATTCGGAGATGTTATTCATATATTTACCAAAAAAATAAGCCTACTTATGAAGGTTGTACAGTTTGTGATGAATGGCTTTACTTTTCCAATTTCAAAAAGTGGTTTGATGAGAACTACATAGAAGGATTTCAATTAGATAAAGATATAATAATAAGAGGGAATAAGGTTTATTCTCCACAAACTTGCTGCTTTGTACCAAAAGAAATAAATATCATTTTCCAAAATAAAAGTAAAAGAATTTATGACCTCCCAATAGGAGTTTATAAAACTAGATATAACAAATATAGAGCTTCATTACATATTAATGGTAAAACTGTTATAATTGGTAATTTTAATTCTCCCAAAGAAGCTTTTGAAGCATATAAAAAAGAGAAAGAAAAATACATTAAGGAATTAGCAAATAAATGGAAAGATAAAATAGATATTAAAGCATATAATTCATTAATTAATTATGTAATAGAGCCGGAGGAAGTACCAATGAAGCCTAACCAAATACTGTTGGTAAGTGTTTATCAGGTAATGGCTCTCAATGAAATGTGCAACTGTTGCGTTTTGGACATTGAACCATCAATTAAAAATAAAGATAAAGAAACCAAGAAGCTATTTTATGCCGCAAAGAAAAGGGTAAATTGGTATCAAAAAGAAGTTAATAACCTGACTATTTCCAGTGGAACAGTTTATGTAGACTTTAACGATAGTTTAGACCTTTACACAAAGCCACTTTTACTTAAATATCAACAGGCATTGGAGAATTATCTATCTACAATTAAAGGTGTCGAAAATCCCTATTTTGCATCATTGGTAGAAGTTGCTCGCTCAATGACTAAACTTTCTATCACCGAAATATCAAATAGAATAAAAGAATGTATTAAATTTGCGGAAGATTCGATTGCTCTAAGACATTATAAGCAGAAAGAATTATTGGATATTATAAACAATCTTGTAAAGTGGGTGTTTAGAAAAGCGGAAGATATAAACTACAATGATAGCTATGAATGTGTAGAAGCATATAAGAATCTAGTAGACGCATATCAAAACCCAAACATTATTGGTGAATGTATAATAAAGGCTCAACAATTAAACGATAAAGAAGATGAAAGTAAAATTTAAGAAAATGCATCCTGATGCAAAGATTCCAGTTAAACATTACGATGACGATTTTTGTTATGACCTATATGCTACTTCATGCGAAGAGATAGCACCAAATGTGTATAAGTACGGACTGGGATTAGCTTTCCAAATAGATGAAGACTATATTAAGACTATGCGGAAAGGCGGATATGTATTATCCATTGATATAAGACCAAGAAGCAGTATTTGGAAGACAGGGATGATTATGACTAACTCTGTCGGTACAGTGGATGAAGGCTACACTAATGAGATATGCGCTATCTTCTATCACGTATTAACAAATTTACAACGATATTCAGTAGGAGATAGAGTAGCCCAGTTGAAGATTGGGTTAACTCCTAAAATAGACTTTGTAGAAGTTGAAAAGCTAAATGAAAAAGAAAGAGGTTTAAACGGAATAGGTAGTACAGGGAGGAAATAGATATGGGATTTATTCAAAAAGCTTTTTTAAGAGCAAACAACAAGAAAATATTAGATAAACTAAAGGAACTTGGTTATCATATTTGTCCTTGCTGCTATTTCGATAGAGCCGTATGGCTTGATATATGTATTCCTACCCAATCTATTCATGGCGTTGGTTATCCTGATGAGTGTTATAATCTTTCATTAGAGGACGAATTGAAACGTTTTTTATCAGAAAGGGAAGAAAATGATATTGATTGCGGTGAAAATGAAAACTTATTCTATTTTATTGCTGCACTCCGAGATGATACCGATGACAGACAAGTTTTTACTAACAATAAAGGAGATTGGGGTATATATCATGATAACGAATTAGAAGGAGGATTATCAGGAATCGAATTTATGTATCTACCCAAAGATAATGATACAGATAATTATCATAAGGCTAGTGTTGAAGAATTAAAATTGTTGTTTAAAAAATGAGTAATACAGGACATAAATGGATCTACCGCAGAATAATACCTCGTCTTAAAAACCCAATAAGGTATAAGGTTCGTGTATATTACGGTGCTAAAAGTATTGATGTCGGCATGTTTAGAACATTAGAAGATGCTCTGAAAAGACGTAATCAATATATCAAAGATAATAATATAAGCGAACTTGCATTGAAGAAATATAATACACGTAATGAAAATAAAGATTGAATATGGAAATAAAATTAAAAAGAAGATTTAAAGGAACGAATTATACTATTGGTTCTCTTTTTATAAATAATGTATATGAATGTGACACTATCGAAGATACAGATAGAGGACTAAGCAATGAGATGCCTTTGTCTGTTATTCAAACAAAAAAGGAGTATGGGAAAACCGCTATTCCTACGGGAACTTATGCAATTGACATGAATATTGTTAGTCCTAAATTCAAAGATAGGATATGGGCTAAATTCTGTGATGGTAAACTTCCTAGATTATGTGATGTTAGAGGATTTAAAGGAGTATTAATTCATGTTGGAAACAAGCCGGAAGATACGCTAGGTTGCATTCTTGTTGGACAAAATAAGATTAAAGGACAAGTCATTAATAGTACTGAAACATTTACCAATCTTTATAAAAAAATGGATGCAGCACATAAAAGAGGTGAGAAAATTGTAATTACGATAGAGTAAGAAGAGGGGCTATTTAGCCCCTTCGCTTTTTAGTGATTGCAACTCCATAATTTCATTTGTAAGTTGAAATCTTAATTTCTCAAAATCACAATGAGGTAAATCTCTCACTAAATCATTGATTGCCTCATTAATCATGTAATTCTTACGTATGATTTCCAATTTTACAGCATCATATTTTACTCTTTTTGTTTTCATAGGCTATCATTTTTCAGACTTCAAAAGTTGCTCTATTTTCTCTTCTGTAAATCCAAACTGCTTAGCAAATTTCATAAAAGACTTCTTTTGCTTTTCGGGAATAAGTGCAAACATAGAGTTGATAGGTTTATCACTCTGTAATGCTTTCTTGAAATCTTTGTTTTTCATAAAAAAACAGCCCGATGAAACCCCTAAGTCTTTAGCTTCTGGGAGGAATTGAGCCACTATTCCCTCTTTTGTTAAACTTAATAATATTATTTTCTTCAAACATTTGAATAATTTAGTTATTTTCCATATCTTTGTGACATGAAATTGACTTTGCAAATAAAACTGATTCCATCGGACGAGCAAGCCATAATGTTGAAAAAGACATTTAGCGTTTTTAATGAGGCTTGTAACACTATCTCGCAGATAGCATGGGAACGTCGTGTGTTCAATCAGTTCAGTCTGCACAAGGAGGTTTACCATCCAATCAAGGGGACATACAGCCTTCCCTCCCAACTTGTTATACGTGCAATCAGCAAGGTTGCCGACGCATACAAACTCGACAGAAAAAAACAAAGACGTTTCCGTGAATTCGGAGCTATCACGTATGACAGTCGTGTGCTTTCTTACAATACCCAAAGAGGTATCTGCTCCATTTCGCTTATTGATGGGCGTGAGAAGATGACATATACTTGCTATCGTCCACAGCTCATGAAGTTCGCAAAGGGAGAAGCTGATCTTGTTCTTGTCAAAGGAAAATTCTACCTCTATCAGACGATAGACATTCCAGACGAAGAAGAAGAGACAGCGGAGGATTTTCTTGGAGTGGATATGGGTATAACCGATATTGTCTCCTTGTCTGACGGGACTAATATATCCTCTGATGAAATCAAGAATATACGCAATAGATACAATAAAGTGAGAGCTTCTATCCAGTCCAAAGGCACTCGCAACTGCCATAAGTTGCTGAAACGGTTGAAAGGACGTGAGAGAAGATTTGCCACCATTGTGAACCATCGTATAAGCAAACAACTCGTTGCAAAGGCAAAGGAAGAGCACAAAGGCATTGCCATTGAGGATTTGAAAAATATCCGTTGGGGTATGAACTCCAAGAAACGTAACAAAACGTTCAGAAGGAGAAGCAACTCGTGGAATTTCTATCAGCTCCGATCTTTCCTCGAATATAAATGCAAGTTGGCTGGCGTTCAGATTGTCGCTATCCCTCCTGCATACACCTCGCAGACCTGTCACGAGTGCGGTCACATCGGTATTCGCAATGGCAAGCACTTTCATTGTGCACACTGTGGTAATGTAGCAGACGCAGATATTAATGCTGCTCTGAACATTGCTACATGGGGGTATGTAAACACCCATGAAAGATGGGAACTGTTGTCTTGTCCTATACATGATGATATTTCTACGTCTAAAGCCCACAAGTTTTTACATTGTGAGTAGTTTACTTCTTTATTCTACAACAATCACATAAATATTTCTTTGCCGAATCCCATGTCTTATCTATGATGTAATCACCTAAATATTGTATTTCCTCACCATGAGGGCTTATATCATAAGTAAGGCATATATGGTCTGCTAAGTGTCCTGATTCATGAGACCAAGTTTTTTCAAACTCTTTTGCACTGCTCGTTCTACCTATAACAATTACACTTTTATGAGCTAAGTGATTAGAAAATGTAAGTCCATTATTATATCCACATGTAGTTAGATTTTTATAAGCTCTTTTAAGAGACTCTTCTCCACATTCGATATATTCTAATTCCTCTATTACATCTTCAAAATATTTGCAAGTATAATCGTAAAAGATAGTGACAGTCCAATCGTATTTAGATAAATATATTGTTTTTATTTCCATAAATATTTGAATTTAAAAAGTTATTTGTATCTTTGCATTGTTGTCAGCATACCAATATTAAGACAATACCCATTTAACATGACCTCTGTCTATTTCGTGAGTTGGTATGCACGTTTTAGATGGGGGTCTCCCTTTTTAATTATGAATGATATAATATTAACGAAAGAAAGTTCAGACGAACAAATTAGAGAATATTTTAATGCAATACTCGAATTGTCACAATCAAACAATGAATACCCAGTAAATATGGATAATGTTTGGATGCTTGTCTATAATCAAAAATCAGATGCTGTAGATGCGCTGAAAAGAGATTTCATGGAAGGTATTGATTATAAGGTTTTAAGGCAAAAGCCTCAAAACCCTAATGGAGGTAGACCTATCAATGAATACCATATCAGCCTTTCTTGTTTAGAATTCTTTATTGCCCGTAAAGTACGAGCCGTTTTTGAAGTTTATAGAAAAGTATTTCATGGGATAACTAAACAAATGAATATTCCTCAAACTTTTGCCGAAGCTCTAAGATTAGCTGCTGAACAAGCCGAACAATTAGAACGGCAACAAAAACTTATCGCTGAACAAAAGCCCAAAGCCGAATACTTCGATGCGTTAGTAGACCGGAAGCTAAACATCAACTTTAGAGACACTGCTAAAGAAATCGGAATCAAAGAGAAAGACTTCATCAAGTTCTTACTTGATAAGGAGTATGTTTACCGTGACAAGAAAGGTCAACTAAAACCGATTGCCTCTTATGTTGATAAAGGCTTGTTTGAAATCAAAGAATGGACTAATGAACATAAGTCCGGGAATCAAACGCTAATTACTCCAAAAGGACGGGAGACATTTCGTCTTTTACTAAAAGGATGCTAGCAATACGTCAAAGAACGAGTAGGGGAATACAATCCCCTATTTTTAAAGCATATCTTCCCAATTAATAGCTACACCCATACCCATCATATCAGCGAAGAAATGACGAAACGCTTTTTCGGTAGATGGATAGTCTGGATCATCGATATAGTCTTTTACGAATAGTGCTAACATTTGCTCGTTTTGTATAGACGATCCCATATAATCTGCTCTCGCCATGTTTACTGCATATACTGCATTATAACCATTGTCTTTTTCCAATGTCACATTATATCTTTTCAGCAGTTCGTCTAACTTTTCTTTTGTAATAGGTGTGATTTTGCCTTCTTTTGTTTTCATCATAGAGACTGCCCAATCACACATTTTTTTAGAAAAGTTAAACCCATAATTTTGTAGATAAATCCGCATATCTTCCGGGATATTATCATATAAATCAAAGCTTGCTCCTTTATACATAATTAAAAAGTTTGTAGGGCACTAAAAATTATAGTGCCCTAATTAATACTAGCGTCTGCGTGAACGTGAGCGTCTGCCCCGTCTTTCTCCCATCATTTCTTCATCTTCGTATTCATCGTATCTATTCCCGTAAGAACCACCACGACTACCACCACCATAAGAACCGCCTTGTCCGCTACGTTCTCCCATTGATTCCATTTCGTCCCAAAGGGTTTCGAAATCTTCTTTTAGGCATTCAAGACTCTCTTTGAAGTCCTTAAAGGCTTTTCCTAATCCGCCTTTTCTTTCGCCTTCCATTATTTCAATCATTCCCATAATATTATTATTTAGAATTTGTTGTTTTGGGTTTATTAGACGTATTCATTTCTATCAAAAGAGATTTTATATCTCCCAATCCATCTTTTACGGATTTAACCTCCTGTTCCAATGAATTAATCCTATCTTCTTGTTGCTTCTCTTTAGCAAATTGAGGATTTAGTTCTTTTAAAATACTATCACAAGATTCTATAACAGATTTATGATATGGAACGCTTTCTACAATTTGCTTACTAGTTTGCATCATTGCTTCAACTTCCGAAATGATAGCCTCTTTCTTTTCGGAAACAATCACATTTGGATAAGCAAACATTTCACCATTTGCTGGTAATTTTTGAAAGTCTAAAACTTCCTCGCCACATCTTACCTTAATGTCAATAAGCATTTCTGGTTGAGGGCTATAAGGTACTGACGGATTATAAGTAGGATATTTAGGAACAGGTGAACTTACAGATTCAATCTGTCCTATCTTAACTGTTGGTCTTTCTCCTTTAGAAAGAACATATATAAAACCACCTTGTCTACTTGATGAAAACATATAATAAACTTTTTAATTTGTTTTACATAGACGGGATTCTACTCCCGTCTATAAATTCACTTACTTGCTACTGATGTAGGTGCAGGGGTTGTTCCGCCTGTCTGAAAATTGACAAAACGTATAATTCCTTCTCGTTTGTTGATAAAAGCAAATACCTCTTTAGAGTTTGTTATATCAGAACCAATAACATTGGAACTATTATGGTCTATAACATTTACCTTACTTTCACCATTATTAGAAGAAGAACTTCCTACATTTGTGCTGTTATTTGAAGTTGGAATAGCAATCGTTATAGGAAACGCTTCTCCACCTGCCGGAACAGCTTGGTTAATTTGTACCGTTACATAACATTCACAAGGAAGTTGATTATACAGACATTTATCAATCCCATAGTCTACACTCGTCTCTGATAAGGCTACGTTTGTTGTCGGCAACTCAAATATACAGAGTTGTTTCAAACAAGAACGTTGTCTTGTCGGAATAGCTGAACCAAGACCACCCGTCCACCAATATGGACTAAAAGGATTTAAAGGATTACCATACATAGATACCTCCTTTCTTAGCAACCACAGTTACTATAAGGTGATACACTCATATTAACTGGTACGCTATAGTTAACAGGTACATAGTTGCCAGCAGCAGGAATGTAAGGAATTGTAACTGTTTCAGGTTGTTTACATTCAATTTTAGCCAATCGAGCACTTAAATCACTAAGAGCAGCATTTACAGGCGCAATAGTTTGAGCTTGGAAAGCTTGAATATTTCTTGTCTGTGCATCGTTAGAAATTTGAGCAAGCAAAGTACTCTTATCTTCACGAAGCTTGTCAATTTTATCAAGCAAGTTCTGATTCTGCATAGCATCCAATTTAGACAAGATAGCTTGCGTATTAGCAGTTGCTCCATCACGTAAAGCCAAAGTGTTCTGATTTGCAGTGTTAACCAATGTATTGGTCTGATTGCAAATAGACAACTGATTTTCATAACCTTGCGTAGTAATAGCATTCTGTGTCTTGCAGCAACAATCTGCAATAGCCTGTGCAATCTGACAATTTCCAGATTGAATGCTATTGATAATTTGTTGGCTTGACATACCCACTTGATTACCAACACCTTGAATTTGTGTCATAACGCCATTAATAGACTGTTGAATTTGTCCAACCGAACAATTCAAATTGGTAGCTAAAGTGTTAATAGCCTGACCATTTCCTTGAATAGCACTCATTAGTAATTCCCTTCCTGCATCATTGTTAATCAAATTTGGAATACCAGCGACACCATATCCGCCACCATTTCCACCATCGTTACAACCATTATTACCCCAACCATTACGACCGAAAAGAGGGAAAAGGAAGAACAAGAAGATAATCCATAAGAACCATGAGCCATCTCCACCAAAACCGTTTCCATTTCCTTTGCTATTCAAAGCCATTAACAAGTTAGGATCAATACCCTTCTGTTGCAAAAGTGGAGCAAGCATAGCCATCATTCCACTTCCGCTTCCACTCCCTGCATCAGGTGTGTAAACCACTGTTCGATTTTCTGACATAAATATTACTTTTTAATAGTTATAGATTCCACCATTAGAATCACGGAATTAATCTATAAACTATCTACAAGATATACTACGCAGTATTTTCATACTCATATCGTATTATTTATCAGTACGTTAAAAAATACTCCCGAATATATTTGGAAGGTAGTGTACTAATTAGTACATTTGTGTCCATAATAGTACACTATGACTTTAGAACTTGATGTAGCAAAGAAAATAGATGAGATTGAGAAAATAGTCTGCACTCATTTTGGAGTGACAGAACAAGAACTTGTAAATAAAGAAAGGATGGAAAATGTCGTATCGGCTAGAGCTTTCCTTTTTTATATATTACATTATAAGCTGGAAATGTCTCCACTAACAATTAGTAAGGTATATCCAAGACAACCTCGATCTATAAAGAAGTTGTGTGCTAAAATAAAGAATGGATTGAAATTTCACAAGGTATACACTTCTATTTATGAAGATTTACTAAAAAAAATAGAACCAATTCTACCAAAAGACTTAGATAAGTTTTGGAATAGAGAAAAATTATAGTATATTTGTAGCGTCAACCACCACTGACAACTAATATGGTTCTATAGTTTAAAACTATATATAATCGGGATTTAGATGCGTGGTGGCTCTACTTCCCGATTTCTTTTAGGATATGACAGATATTATGAAAGTAGGCGATACTATAAACGCAAAAGAAACAATGAGTTCGTTAGAAATTGCCGAACTAACAGGGAAACAACATTCTCATGTAATGCGTGATATACGCAATATTTTAGAGCAAGGAGTTGCCGAATCCAATTTTGGATTGGGTTCATATTCAGATGCTAACGGTCAAAATAGACCATGCTATTTTCTTACTAAGAAAGGCTGTCTTATATTAGCATCTGGATATGACGCATTACTCCGAGAAAGAATTATTAATCGTTGGGAAGAACTTGAATTAGAAAAGAAACAAGAGCTGCCTAAATTGCCCCAAACTTTTGCCGAAGCTCTAAGATTAGCTGCTGAACAAGCTGAACAATTGGAAAAACAGCAAGCTCGTATTGAAGAAATGAAACCAAAAGAAGAGTTCTTTGACCAAGTAACTGATAGTAAAGACGCCTGCGATATGGCTACTGTGGCAAAAGTTCTTAATATGGGGATTGGAAGAAATAAACTTTTTGAAATTTTAAGAGATAATAAAATTCTTCAAGGGAATAATCAGCCAATGCAGCGTTATGTAGATTCATGTTGGTTTAGAGTTATAGAAACTCAATTCACCAAACCTAATGGAGATATATGCATAAACTTTAAGACTATTGTATATCAAAAAGGAATAGAAGGCATACGAAAATTACTAACATCATTGGGATATAAGAAAGCCGGAAATTAATCCGGCTATTCTTTCCTGAAAACAATATTAATCTGTTATTTCAACTTCGTAATTAATCAATGCGTTGTAAACCTTTTCAGAAATTGCTCCTTCTTTGTAATACTTTTCTGCTACTTCCTTGATGTACTCTTCTTTAGCCCTTTTATATGCCTCAAATGCTTCTTCGGGAGCAGAAAAATATCCTATATATGTTTTATCAGATGATTTTGTAAATTGTACTTTATATCTAAGTCTACTATCTGAATAACGTACTCCAATTGGTAGATTCCCTCTATAATTTTGTCTTTTCGTCAGAATGGAGTTTATCTCGTTAGGTACAAAGCAGCATGTTTTAGGCGAATAGACTTTGTTACCTTTAAATAGAATATCCTTGTCAAGACAATATCCTTCTTGGTAGTTCTCATCAAACCATTGCTTGAAGTTAGAGTAATTATGCCATTCATTACAAACTGTGCAACCAATATAAGTAGGACGCTTAATATGCGTTTTTTCATCATAACATCGCATTAACATATTCCTCCAAACAACATAAGCCCTATCTTTACTTATTCTTTCATTATTTCTAAAACAACCAATATAACCTATACCGAAAATTTCAGGAGAATTAAAGTCTTTTACTCTTCCATTTTTAATATTACAAATAGTGGACTCTACAATCGTTCCTGTATTTTCAAATTTTACAAGAGCCTTTTTATGTGGAAGAATTTTAATAATCTCATATCTTCCATATTTATTAGTGTATGATTCCCCAACTTGATGATAAAAAGAGCTTTTGTAATCCTTTATTCTCCCATTTAGTATTCGATATTTTGAAACGTTTCTAACTGTTTGTGTATTATCAAACTTTATTGTCACTGTTTGAGTATCTACAATACCTATAACTTCATACCAACCATGTATTGGATGATAATATCTATCTCCAACCTTTACTATTACTTTTAATTCCATTTTTTAGGCAAAGATAGATATTATATCCGATATTTCCAAAGGGAATCCAAATTAATCCATAAAAACTCTTATTCCAAAACCTCCATCAGGATGTCCGGCTTTTACGACTCCATCTAATAAAGAGTTTATATTACGAATTAACATCGTTTGATTTCTCATTTCCGTAATTAATGGACTTTCTATAGTTCCATTAAACATAGCTTCTATATTTTGTAATCGAAGATTTGAATCTGCTGAAAAGAAACGAATAGAATTGGCATAAGCAGTTAACACATCAGCTTGTGATTCAGTGATTGATTGAATCCCTTTGTTAAGAGTAGAGCCATTGTCCTCTCCACCAGTAATTGGTACACCGAAATTCTCTGATATTGTTTTGAAATACTCATTTAAAGCAGGCATCTTTTCTTCAATTTGTTTCTGCAACGCTTTTAATTCATCATCAGATAAATATGAATCCGAACCGATCATATTATTCAGATTATTCATTATTGGTTCTAAGAATTTTTCTATTCCTCTTAGAGCCAACTGTTTCATAATTACATTATTGATATATTCATCCCATTTATCTTCTAATGCTGTTAATCCATCACCTGTTTCTTTATAGGCTTCTAGCCAAGCAGATGCAAATTCTTCTGCGGCAGATTTCATGTCTGCTCCGCTACCAAAACCTCCTAATTCATTAAGTTTTTGACTCCTAAGTTCATCTGCCTGTTCTTGCAAATCAATTATAGCTTCTTTCCATTCATCTATTCTATCCCAATCTGTATCTTTCTTATCTTCTTCGGCAGCTATCATGTTTTGATAGCTCTTGATTTGGTCTTGAATATTACGTTGAGCATTTTCAGTACTCATATTCAGAGTATCAATAGTATATGCATTTTCTATTGCATCACCTAATCTTTGATAAGCCTTTTGAAGCTTTTCTACTTGCTTTATTTCCTCTTGAATGGTTTGCTCTCTTCTAGCATCATGTTGCTTATTTAATGTTGTGAAAATAGATGTTATAGAGCCAACCGCATCGGCTACTGCTCCGGCAATATTGCCACTCTTGAAATTGTTCCAAGAGGACATCACTTTATTATTTACATTACCCAATAATTCTCCTGCTTGTGCCGCTTCTCTCCATCCTCCTTTGGACGTATCAACGCCTTGTGATTCTTGAAGTTCTTTAAATTGATTCATTATATCAATGGTCGCTTCAATAGATTGGTAAATACCAGTAACTATCTTGTCAATCATTGACATGGCTGCACTCATTCCACCCTGTATCTGTCCCATTTTACCGGATATGTTAGACAGTTTACCTTGTGAAATGTTCAATTTATCATTAGAATTATTTAAAGCACTATTAGCATCTTGCAAACTCTCTGTAGCTGCTATAAGGTCATCTTTTGCGGACGCATCTATTCCAACTCTACCTCTAGCTTGTTCGGCTTCTGTTTTTGCGCTTTCAAGTCTATCTTTAGCAATTTTCTGCTCTCTCAACAGTTGATTATATCTTTCTGTTTCTGCATTAAATTCCGCTTGTAGTCTTTTTAGTTCTCTAAATTCTGCAAAAGCATTTTTACTAAACGGAGATTTAATCTGCTTTAATCTGTCTTGTATCTTATCTATCAAATCTGTATATACTTTCAAATCTGATGCATTTAGATTTCCGGCAGAAGAGTTTATAAGTTCCTGCATTCTAGCTATCATTACTTCTAATTGAGAAGCAGAATAAGCGGATAAGTCACCCATAGCTTGAATATATTCAGGAGTTTCTTTGAACTTATCTGTATTAATCTTGCTAACTTCCTTATTTACTTTCTCTGTGACATTTTTAACGACTGTCGCATATTGTTCGGCATTCAAGCTTCCTTTATTGAAGAAATCAGTGGCAAAGCTGATTTCAAGTGCTCCTGAATTTTGTACTTGTTTAACCTTGTCTACAGATTGTTCTAAATAATTATACAACAAATCAGAACGTCTTTTAAGTTCGTTCTTTTGATTATCAGTTCTTTTTTTCTGTATCTTAAAATAAGAATCAAGTTCTTTTTCCCCTAATTTTGTAACATCAGGATATTTTTCCTCTAACGCTCTAGCTATATCGTCCAACGTAGTTACATCAATGCCAAACAAATTTTGAATCAGATCTTTAGGAACACCTTTAGCTTCCAATTCGATATACAGTTGATAGCTATTAAACATTGAGTCCATTTGACGTTCAAATTCACTGATATTATCAAGAGTTGCTGAAACTGTAATTTCTGAACGTAATTCACCAATGGTATTTTGCCAACTTCTCTTTAATGCTTCCGCTGATTTACCACTAATAGTATTAGAAATGGACTCCATCTCATTAGCTATCGAAGCCTTATCAAATTTTAGTTTTAATGGCTTATTGAATAATTTTTGATAAGCTGTTCCAAAAGATGAAGTTATAGTGCTTGTAGCATCTTCTTCTCCCATTGTCTGTCTTAGCTTCTCATATTGAGATTGCATTTTTTTCAATAAGTCTAATTGAGCTTTTAGTTTTTTAGTATATGCTGATTCTTCAGATTTAGTCATTTGTTTATTCAAATATCCAAAAGATTCAGCTAACTGTTTTGTATCAGAAGCAGCGTTTGCTGTAAGAGATACTACATTCTTTTTTAATTTATCAATTTCAGGATTTAAATTTTGTATTGATTTTGCATTTCTTTTAGATACTTCATCCCACGTCTCTCCGGCTTTGTAGATTTTATCTACAAAAGCATTGATATTCTCATCCGGCTCAATGAGTTGTATTTTGAAGGCTTCTTTATGACTGTTATTGAATTTAATAATAGCAGCATTTAATGCCTTTTGAGCTTCTGAAAATTTCTTTTCAGGTTGTGGAATTTCAATATTTATTTCAAATCCTAAAACATCTTTCACTCTTTCTTTAAACTCTTTCAATATATTTTCGTCATCGGTTACCGATCTTATAAAAGTACGGAGAGTATTTTCTAATTGTTTTTTTTGATCTTTATTTAAATTTTCAAACGTTTTGAATGTTGCCCCTAAATGACCTAAGGCTTTTTTTAGTACATCATCAAATTTGTCATTCATACTCTCTGTACTATCTTTGGCATCATTTGTCGTATTGATATATTCGCCTAGTGCTTTTTGAAAATCCATAAATTGATCTACCCAAGCAGAATAACGTTTTCCCGATGTAGCACTTTGTATGGCTTTATTTAACGCCACTGCTTTTTTCTCAACAGAATCAGTAGAATTTAATACTGATAGAATTTCATTTTTTTGTTGTTGAGACATATATTTATATTCCTTTAAAAACATTCTTAATTCATCTTCTAATGCCAAATAGGAATACGTTAACTTATCAGCAGCGTTAGATTGATCTACCAATGAATGAGAATATGACTCTAATGTTTCTTTAAATCCTTTCCCGAAATAAGGTTCTGATTGTTTAATTTGATAATTAAGCAATTTAGTAGCTTCCAATTCTTTATTGTATTTAGACTGTTCTTCACGCAATGTTTTAACTGTGTCTTTTTGTTTAGAAATAGAAGCATATATATCAGGATATTCCAATTGTAATTGCGCTAATATTTTAGATTCTTCTTTTTTTGCGTTATTAAGTTTTTCTTGTACAGCATTATATTCATCACTCCCTTTCTTTAATGCGTTTAGTTCATTATTTAATTTCTTTTGAACATCTAAATTTTCTTCGTATTTAGTAATTAGCTCTTCGAGTTTTTCTTTTTGAGTATTTATTTGATTATTTAAAACATCATACTTTGCACGGGTCTCATCTAATCTTGCTGTTAAATCTTTTAGATAGAAAATAGTTCCTGCAATAGCTGTAGCTACAAGAATCCACGGGTTTGCCTTCACGAAATTAAAAGATTTTTTTAGAGCAGCAATAGTATATCCAATAGCTTTAGTTAATCCACCCTGTTCTATCATTGCTTCCGTTGCTGATACGCCAATTTTTTTATTAGCTACTGCTGCTATTGTAGCTTTTATAGAATATGCAACAAAAACTGCTCCTGCGGTCTTTAATGCTATTGCAAAATCTCGCCATTGTGCAACTATGGTATTTAATATATTTATAAATCCTTTCAAAACTCCATCATTAGCTTTTCCTATCTCATTAAACATAACATCAAAGTTATCTTTAAGATTGGAAATCATTCCTGATAAAGTTTCGGCTTGGATTTCTTGCATATTATAAAATATGCCTCCTGCTGACGTAATCCGTTTAAAAACTTCTTCTACATCACCAAATTTTACCATACGTCTAGTTATTCTGTCTTGTACTTCGCCAACAGATACCATACGACCCTCTAGTTCTGTATACATAGTGGCAAGCTCTTGAAGCAATCCGACACCAGCTTCTGTAAATTGTCTTACTTCTGACGCACGTAAATAATTAGCAGCTTTTACTTGCCCGTATGCAAGAATAAGACGCCTCATGTCTACACCTAATCCTGCTGATACGTCAGCAAGCATTTTGGTCGTATCATATAGTTTATCAGCTTCAATTTTATATGCTGCTAATTGTTTTGTATAAGTTACCAATTCTTTTACTTGGAATGGTGATTTAACAGCTAATGCCACTGTTTTTTCCCATAAAGCGTTTGCCTCATCTTTGTTTTGCAAAATTGCTTGCAATGCTCTTTGCTGTAGTTCAAATTCTCCTCGTACAGAAACTAGCTTTTTCACATATCCCTGTATAGCTGAAACGCTAAATAATAATGCTATTTTCCTAGTTAATTGATCGGTAGTATTGAGTATACTACTTTGAGATCTTTTAACTCGTTCCATACTTTTTGCAACATTATCATTTGCTTGTTGAAGCCGTTGTGTTTCCGATGCTATTTTAGATAATTGGGAAGAGTAATCTCGTCCAGTAGAGTTTAAGGCTCTTTGTGCATTAGCTAATGCTTCAATCTTTCTTGCCCGTTGAACAATAGTGACCTCGCTTTTATTTAATGCTCTTGCGTATTGTTCTTCGGCTCTTGCTGCTTCTTGATTAGCCTTATTTGTTCTTGCGCTATTTTTCTTTTCTTCGGCTTTCGCAGCTTTATCTAATGCTATTGCAACCTTTTGAGCAGCTTTACCAAGTTCATCTTCCGCCTTCGCTTGTTTTTGCAGTAAGGATTGACCACTTCTATATAAAGCATTCAATCTTTCTAATTCTTCACGTTTTCTTTGTTCAGGCAAAGATTTTGAGTCGGATTCTAAACTTTTTAGTTTAGCTAAATTGTCAGCTACCTTCTTTTGCTCTAACTGGTAATTTACAATCGCTTGTTGCTTTTGTTGATATAATGCTATTGTTTGTTTGATTGATTCTGCTTCGGCTAGATTTGCAGCATAATTAGACTGATCTTCTTTTGATAATACACCACCCTTACCACCTTGTATTCGAGATAAAGTGTTTTCATATTCTTTGATTGAACGATTTATTGCATCTAATCGCTGTTGTTGTATCTTTAAGTTCTCATTAATACCTTGCCATGCCAAAACAGAATTATTGGCAGACGATGATTGAGAAGATATATATTTTAATTGATTCAGCTTATTCGCAACTTCGGCTATTCCAGCAGCAGCCTTTTCCGAATCAGTTGTGTATTTTTTTAACCCTGACCCTAAATCTAATTTACCTATATTTTTTAATGCATCAAGCCGTTTTATCAATGGGTCAACAGATAAAGCCATGCTCGAAAATGCTTTATTGAATCTGTTTGCTGTTTTTTCGCTACTTTCAGCTATAGCATTTATTTTAGTATCTGCTAATTCTAGTTTCTTTAATACCTCATCAGGTATTGTTAATACATATCCTGTTGCTCCCATTGTTATTATTTATTTTTGATTAAAAATTGGTATGCCAAAATCGTTTTTAAATAAGTCGTCGGTTGAATTTATTTTTGGTGCTTTGTCTTTTTTAGCTTGTTCTTCTGACAAATATTCAATATGAGTTGTATCGTATTGTGCTAGCAATATTTGAGGAACTGTCATGTGCCACATGTATTGTTCCATAGTCACAGATGGATAAGCTTTTATAAAATCAAACATTTCCCCGTAGCTTGTTCTTGCGATGACTGTTTTCGTTCTTCCCTCGTCATTTTCCTGTCCAGTGACATTTGGCGGAACGTCTGTGTCAACTCTGTAAGCAAAAAAAAAGTATCTACAGAAATCAGATTTAATATTTCAAATAAAAGTTCCGCCCATTCTTTTACATCACATTCCCAATATAAAGTATCATATACTTTTTCAAAGTCTTTTTCTATTCGCTCCTTATCATTTAAAATTGCCCATGTTATAATTTTACAAACGGAAGGAATCTGTTTTGATAAACCCTCTAAAACATCTCCAAATGTTGCTTTTTCAACTTTATTTATATTGACAGCTTCATTAGCAATCATCCACATAACAGCCGGTTTTAAGGCTGTTATTGCAAATTCTGTTTTAGATAATTTTTTCAAGGAAGGATAATCTAACATAATTTGCGCTAGACGTTCCATGTCTTCATCTGAAATAGGATCTTTAATTGTTTTAAGTTTTCTTTCGTCAGCCATATTTAATCTGTTATATTAATTTTATAATTAATTAAGGCATTATAAATTTTTTCAATAATAATACCATTTTCAAAATAAGATTTTGCTAAATCTTTTATTAGTTTTTCCTTAGCTTTTTTATATGTATTAAAAGCTTCTTGCGGTGTTATGAAATACCCTAGCCCAATCGTTTTCCCATTAAATCTAAGTCCTGCCTTATATTTATTATTAACACGACAAACTCCTATAGGATATTCACCTCTACATCGTACTTGTTTACATAATAAATTATTTATTTCATGTGGTACAAAGCAACAAGTTTGAGGGGAATACAATTTCCCATTCCCTAAAATATCCTTATCTAGATCATACCCTTTTTGGTAGTTCTCGTCAAACCACTTCTTAAAATTAGAGAACAATAGCCATTCTTCACAAACGACACAACCTTTATATGCTGGTTGCCGTTTTTGGGTTTTTGAACAATAACATCTTGATAGCATATTGTACCAATGTCTAAATACTGGTTTTAATTCACCCTTTTCATTCAATACATTTTCATCACTATCATTAAATGCTATATTATATATTTTATTAACTCCCATTTTCATTCTTTTTAAAAAACAAGGGAAGGAGTAACCTCCCTCCCTTTTATTAAAGAATTGTATTTTTCTTTTTAGATGTAACTCCATTAGAAGCTACCCTTGTTTCTCCGATTGAACTTTCTAGGGAATTAGCCGGAGACACTGATTCCCTTACGCTCCCCCCGTGCCATCTAATGACATATCTGTAGGCGGAACGGTATAATTATAAATCATAGCCAAAGGAGTCAATGTTGCAGTATCTGCCCCATATTTGAACTGAACAGCCTGTGCAGATCCGCCAAGAGCAATACGACCGATAGAAGTACTCATTGAATCAAGAGTAATTGTCGGACTCAATTGCAATTTCGGCAATACAACAGCGGTATATTTACTGCCATTTTGAAATACCATGTCGATACGAGCAAATTTCTCTACATAGCCATCAGGCGCATAGGCGTTCTTACCTGTACCAATGGTAAATCCTAGCAAATCTTTTAAGAGTTCAGCCTGCAAATCTCCAATTTCAGTAGTAAACGTATAGTTACCTGCTTGAATGTTGTTAATGATTGGAGTTGAAGATAATTCATTTTCAATAGGATTTTCAGTATTATCCTCTTGTGTGATAGTAGTTGAATCACGAATAATATCCATACATTGCCAAGTTTTTGTACCAGGTACGCCATCTACATACGGTGTTACATATAAAAACTTGGGATTGTAGATAATGGAGTTAGCGTTATTTTTTCTAGTCTCTGTAACTGTTAATGCCATAATTTTTTATTTTTAAACGATTAATAATTGAATTTCTACTATATTACAATGCATCTTAGCATCACTATCAAAATCAGCAAATGTGCCTTTTTTGCTAACTGCATAAGACGCATTTTTATTGTTTTCTAAAGCTTCATTTAGAGCTTTTTCGAGTTTAGACATTACAGCAACATTCTTACGTCCATTGCTGAATGGCTTTGCATATAACCAAACTAATACAGTTCCTACACCATAGGCATTCAAATCTTGGATAGAATTAGCACAGTCAATCACAACAAGGTCAGACCAAGTAGTATCAATATTTGTAGGGACAGTTGTAAAGAAAGTATTAGAAGATACTTTTTCATCCAATAATTCATTGAAAAAGGTTTCAATAGTTGATATATTTAATAAATTCTTATCCATTTACTTTCCCGTTTTGAATTATAGAAACTTTAGCTTTACCTACTTCTTGTGCCAATGCTCTAATGTCATCTCCAATCATAGATATAACTTTATATTTCCTACGTAAATTACCTCCGCCTAATTCTAATATTCCACCATAAAATATGGCTACTGCAACTACAAGCTGCATTCCCTTATCTTTTGGCTTATAATCATCGAAAAAATCAGAGATAGCCTGTCTACCTGTAATTGCCTCTTGTTGATATGGATCGTATTTAGAAGTTGTTGCAGCTTTACTAAAATACATTTTACTATTTGGATAAAGTTCGCCATTATAAAAAACTGCACTCCCATAACTATCGTGAAGATTTTGGGTCTTATTCTTATTGTAGTCAGCCTCTAAATAAGCCTTTTCAATTAAGTTCCTACCCTTTATAGCCAATTTCTTCGCCAAATCATCAATATATGGACTTACACGTCTCATTATCCACTAGTATTATCTTTTACATAAACTGCACAACCACCTAATTGAGTTGGTATAATATCAATAACGATAGCATCAGTAATAGAGAAGCCATACATCTTGCTCCTAAATTTATGACCTTTTTTTATTGATATACCTACTGACTTATCAAAAGGGAAATACACATTGTATGCGTTTGATATTACACCTGAATCTTCTTTCTGCGCCCCTTGTATATCACATTTAGTTTCCAAGACTATAATCTCTTCTTCTACCTGTTGGTCGGCAGGTTTGCTTCCATCAATCCCATAAGTGTAAAATACTCCATCAAAAGGATATTCTTGCATTATGTCCCTATCTATAATCATCAGTCGTACTCATTTATCCAAGTTGTTGTACTACCACCTAATAATTCAGCCTTTGGATCGTCCCATTTCTTATACAGACCTATCATAATATTATATACATCTTTTTTAGAATCGTATCGTTGGCTACCAATCGTTTGAGTATAAGCTCCATGTTGGTTCGTCAGACTAGCAGTATAATTGGGAGCGGTAAAAATCACATAAAGCAAATCAGCTAATAGCAAATCTTTTTGCTGTTGTGTAAGCTGTTTGGTATCTGTAATATCTATAACGTCTCTATCTACTGCAATACGGGTAAGGACTGCCTTGTCAAAGACAAAGGCAGTCAAACCTTCAAGATAGTGTATAATATCAATTTGAGCCATATTAAGAATCTGCTGTTGTTGTATCAACAATAATATGTTCCGGGAACTCTGTTAAAGCAGGAATAAATGACGTAATCAAACGGGTACTCCATGATTTATATTCACCATCAACCATTTCTGCATTGTGAAGCAAAGAGAAACCATCAATAGATGCGAATGTTTGAGAAACCACATTGTTTCCAGCCATACTTGCCATACGTTCATCCAAAGTATTGGTATGCATGATAAGTCCAGCAGGTCCAACCGGACGAAGAACTGCTACATTTTCAGCCCATCCATGAATTGTAGTATCACCGCCCCATTCTTTATTCTTTTCTTCTTCTACTACAATTTCAATAGGAGATAACCCATCAAATGCAGCTACAGCTCTATTAAACTGTTCTTTCAGAATAACCGGAATTTCAGGAGCTTCCATCGGGCTGTTAGTATTCAGGTTGCGCATATAATTAACCCACTTCTTGACTTCTGCATTTTCCAAGAAAACGTCTTGATACATTTTCTTAGGAATAAGCCATTTCATTGCGCCACCAAATCCTGTTCTTTGTCTGAACTGATCTTCAATGAGAACCATTTGAGAGAACAGTTTAGCATCAGGAGCAGTCCAAACTTTTTCACCTGCCTTTACAAAGTTTTCTTCGGGAATAGCAGCTTTTTGTTTAATACCCTTTATACCTCTACCAATATCATATAGCACATAGCCTTTGGTTTGAAGTTGAGCACACATGTAATTTGCAGTTTGGTCTTTTGCATCAATCAAATCTTGGACACGTTTTGTCCATTCTCTGATAAACTTAGCATCATTACCAAACTCTGCATAATACTCCTGTTTGTACATACGTTCCATTGCTGTCTCTGCAATAGCATCTGACGTAAAATCTGGAATTGTACCTGTATAGAATGAAAGACCTTCCTTGTTATACGGATGCGCCTTACCTAGTGGAGCACGCATATCCAATACTCCTGCTGCACGATTTATAGAGGCTTCAACCATGAAAGAAGCTTTTCCTGATGCATCTGTAGGAGTAACTTGTGGATTCACCGTAAACTGACCTCTCCACCAATTATAATTGATATTAATCATTCCTGAATTATCAATATAATCACGGAGTATTTGCTGACCTTCCCCGCTACGGAAAAAAGCCGCATATCTACTATTATTAAAATCGAATCTTGACATACTTCTTATTTTCTTTAAATTTCAAACCAACCATCAATTCTTGACTTGTTAATAGTTTTAACAGCCGGAGGGATCGGAGACATCAAATAGGTGTACATTGTTGCGTGCAATGCAGGTGTAACCATATACGTAGCTCCTTCCTCATCATCTTCACCTGTTGCAGGTCTATATTTCAAATCCAAATCACAAGGAAGAACAGCATTCGGATTCTGAACAAGCATCTTTTTACCGGAACCAGCTTCGGCAGCTTCAACCAAAATATCATTTTTTGCTAATGTTCCGAGAGTTGCAGACAACGTTAATTTCCATACATTTTCTTTTGTATTAGTTGTTGCCTCTACTGCTGAAACTGTGACTGCTGTACCTGTCGTAGCAAAATCATCAGGAGCTTTCATTAAAACATCACCTACACAAGGTTTATGTCTGAAACCATCTCTTTTTATATATACTGTTGTATCGGAAGAACCAGTAGCTGCCTGAACTTCAAATACCTTCAAAAGAATCACTTCTGCATTTTCGTGACTATTAGCGACACCATTACCATTCCAATGATATTCTACCAAATCACCTGCGTACATCTTACCGCCTGTTTTAAACGGATTCTTGATAATACCACCAGTTTGAGGGAATACTTGGTCATTCAATACGCATACTCTCGGTACAAAGACTTCTCTAGTACCTCCGATAATACCACCCCCCTGTAACATGGTTCTACCATACATTACGGCTGCGGTCGTATTTAAAAGATTTTCTACCATATTCTTATAATTTTTTTATTTTTCATTTTTAACATCATCCCAACTTATCTTACTCTTAGAGGGATCACCACCAATAGGCTTGTAAGGGGTTGTCCCATCAGGTATATCAACTCTGGAAAGGTTGTATAATTCTAATGTAGACTTCGCTTCTTCCTTTATATCTAAATCTTCCGAAATTTGAATTTTAGAAATGTAAGTGTCAATCCACTTATCATCCTTAATCCCAGCGGATTTCAATTCAGACTTAAAGTTTTTCCTTACTTGCGATAGAGCTTTTTCCTTTTCTTCTCTTTCTATTTTGTCTTGCAACTGCTGTATCTGCGCTTGTAATTGCGATAAGGCATCGTCATCAGTAGGCGGAGTTTTAGACTGTTGCTGCTGTGTAGTTTGAGATTGAGTAGGTTTATAGCTCTTAATAAAATCTGCCTTTTCTTTTTCAAAGTTTGCATTTGTCCTTTTTACAAAAGGTAATGCCTTACTTATAAAATCAGAAAGTTCAGTTTCATCATTTACCAATAATGGAATTAGGTCATCTATATTCTCATTAATTGTTCTGTCTGACAAATGCAGGGTTTTCCCACCTTCTGTCAGTAAGCCTTTGAGTTGTTCAACGGCTTGTTCTTTAGTAAACTTCATAATTCCTCTAAGTTATGTTAATAATTTGCACACAAAATAAAGGAATAAACTAAGTTATCCCATGAAATAAGGGAACTATTTAGTACACCGGTGTACTAAGTTTTTCTAATATAAAAAAAGAAGAAGATTTAGAATAGTATTTTTGCAGATAAATGTATATATTTGCATTGAATAATGGGATAGCAGGAGTAATTAACCTGCGATAAGTGGTTTAGGCATGACACTTCCCATTATTTGAATATTAACCATGCCAACAAAAAAAATAATATTATGCCTAGAAAAAAGACCAAAGAAGAATTTATTAAAGAAGCAATTATGGTTCATGGAAATAAATATGATTACTCCAAAGTTGTATATGTAAATTGTCGCAACAAGGTAAATATACTATGTAGGGAACATGGACTTTTTGCTCAAAAACCAGATACTCATATTAGTGGCAGTGGCTGTCCAAAATGTGCTTTTAATGCAGAAAGAAAACTTGTATATGGTGTAGGAATGAATGATTATGATGGATTTATATCAGTTAGACAAGAACAGATAAAATCTTATACTACATGGAAACAAATATTAAAAAGATGCTATTCGATAAAATCAAGAGAAAAAAATAAATCATATATAGGGTGTATTATTTGTGATGAATGGAAATTATTTACGACCTTTAAAGAATGGTTTGATGAAAATTATATTGAGGGATATGAAATAGATAAGGATATTTTAGGGAATGGGAAATTGTATTCCCCTCAAACTTGTTGCTTTATCCCTAAATCATTAAATAATACATTAGTAAATATTAGAAATACAAAAGGATATTCTAAATGTAGAAATAAATATTCTGTTTCTGTAAGTCATTCCTTGAATAAAAAAGCTTATAAAACATATATAGGTTGTTTTTCTACTCCCGAAGAAGCATTTGAGGCATATAAAAAAGCTAAAGAAGAGTACATCAAGGAAGTAGCAGAAAAGTATTACAAAGAAGGAGCAATTTCTGAAAAGGTTTACAACGCATTGATGAATTACGAAGTTGAAATAACAGATTAAAATGAGTTTAGCAGAGGAATTAAAAGGACAAGGTTTTAAGGTGGTGACACCACAAGAAGGCGGACAAACCAAATTTGTACGTTCAAATGTTGATGTTGCTTTCTTTGGCGGAACGCTTGGAGGAGGAAAAACCTTTGGCTCAATTCTTTCTGTGGCGGAAGCTGTCTTAGACCCCAATTTCAAAGCCATTTTCCTTAGAAAAAATTTAGGAGACTTAAAAACGGCAGGCGGTATTGTAGATGGTTTTCGCGAAGCTTATGGGGATATTATAGATACAAAAATGTCTGATTCCCCTCGAATTACGTTTCCAAGCAAAGCGTATGTAGAAGCTAGACATTTAGCGAATGAAGATTATAAATTAATCGTAGAGACTTGGAAGGGTGTCCAAGCAGATGCGTTTTTCTGGGAAGAATTAACAGGATATAAATTTGAGACGTTTAAATATATAATGTCTCGCTGTAGAGGTTCTGCAAAATGGTCAGGGAAAATTAGAGCTACCTTAAATCCTAAAAAAAATCATTGGGTAAGAAAATGGCTAAGCTGGTATATCGGTATAGATGGCTACATTATCCCTGAAAGAGATGGCGTAGTAAGATATTTCTATATCAATGGAGACACTATTGATGATGTTATTTGGGGAAATACGAAAGAAGAAGTATATAAACAAGCTAAAATAGATATAGATAGGAAATTATCTAGTCTAAAAGGTAATTTTGACTATAACGAGCTTATTAAGTCATTCGTGTTTATTAAAGGTAATCTAGCGGAAAATACAGCTTTATTAAAAAACAATCCGGGATATATTGGTAGTGTAGCTTCCACTGGTGGGAAGATGAGCCACATGTTAATTGAAGGTAATTGGAATGTTGATATGGAAGATGATTCCGAAGCTCCTATCCCTTCTTATAAAGCTCGTGAAATAGAATTGGCAGATCCGCAAATTAATGGCGATAGATGGATTACTGCTGACTTAGCAGATACGGGAAAAGATAATTTCGTTGCATTGGTATGGGATGGATTTCACATTATAGATATTGTAGTATTGGGACATTCAACGCCACAACAAAATGCGAATACATTACAAATTTTAGCTGATAGATATAATATCCCAGACACTCATATTATATTTGATGGTAATAATGGTGCTTATATCAACGATTATATACCAGATGCTATACCATTTATATCATACAGTAAAACGAGAGGCGTATATTTCAGAGCTTTTTGTACATTAAAAGATGAATGCTATGACAGAGTTGTTTATCATGTGAATGAAAAAGGAATATCTTTTAGCGATAAGGTTGCTTCCAAGATGTACACCCATGAAAAAATGAAAGACGAAATTACTGTTTTTGATGAATTTGTTGAAGAGTGTTCAGTAGTACGTTTTAATGAACAAGGGACAGGAAGAAAACGATTAGCATCTAAAAAAGAAATGAATCAAATGCTTGGTCGAGGACGCTCAATGGACGTATTAGACCCGATAGCTATGAGGTTTTTACCCGTTCTCCAATATCAAAAAGGAGATGAGTTAGAAAAAACTTCTATCAAAAGAAACGATAGAAAAACCGGAGAGACAAATCTTGAAATTTATAACGATAGTTTTTGGGCGTAATGACAGTTAAAGATATAGAAAAAACAATCAAGGATGCTTCTAAGATGAAGCATGAAGTGACGGTAAGAGACATATCGTATGTTATCTTATTCTTTGAATATTGCAGCTCTGTTGTAGCTTATAAATCTATTTTCGATAAGGATGCTGACGAAGATAGTATTAAAAAGTATGATGCAAGTAAAAAAATTGATTTCTTGAAAATGTATATTGCTAGTAACTTTAAAGAAGAAGAGAAAGTTAAGCAAAGCAAGAAGAATGAAATTAACAATGATGAATTGATCCAAGATATTACTTTTGAGGAGAATAAAGCTAAATTGATAGCAATGCTCCAAAAGGTTAACGATCTTGTTAAAAGTGGTGATATGTCTGCTAAAGATGGTGTTAAAGCAGAAATTGAAATCCGCAGTAAACTTAATGATAAGTTTAAGGTATCAGAAGAGGGAGGACAACAATATATCATTGTAGAACAAAAGTTCAATTCTATATGTGAATGTGGGCGAGAAATTTCAGTCCCCACAAAAGAAGATTTAATGAAAAAATATAACCTAGTAGAAAAAGACAATGAGTGAAATTTCAGAACAAGTACAAGAATTATTGAATAACCCTGAAAAGATACTACAAAAGAAACCTTTTTTTCGAGGTTATGATACATCGTGTGTATGTAACAATACACTGAATAATTATTTGAAAAGAGCCGGATTTACAGATATGATTTCGGTTACTCTTCCTCAATTAAAAAAACGTGTTATTACGCAAGATGAGTATTTGATGGAATTAGAGCCTGAAAACCATAAGGTTTTATACGATCAGAACATACCTTCTATTACGATGAAACTTGATAATGGTGGCTTTGTTGAGGTTCAATATAAGAAAATGGCGGTTTCTTTCCAACAAAATATTAAAGACAAGCAGGTACAACATTTATGCGGACTTCCAATGTCTTTTACTCTTATGGATGCCAATCCTGATGAAAAACAAAGAGCTGATTTTGTTACCTTTAAACAGTATTGGGATTTAAGAAACCAAGACGGGATGAAAACCAAAATGGTTGACGTCCAAAAATCAGTTGGTGATGTAGGACTTTTATACTATTTCGATAAAAATAATAGAATAAAATCCCGTATATTATCCTATATGGATGGATATGTCTTATGTCCGCATGACGATGATAATGGCGACCGTATATTAGAAAGCGTTTATTATAAGATTGATGATGTAGAATATATTGATTCATACGATGATACTTATTTTTATCGTATGATAAGAGATAATACTAACGTAGATGATAATGGATGGAGACGTCTAGCACCAAAGGCTCATGGTTTTACAGAAATCCCTTTAATAACTAAAAGAGGAAAGGTCGCATGGGAAAATGCTCAAAGTGTTATTGAGGCTTATGAAATATTATACAATATCTTCCTTGTAATTCAAAAGAGACATGGATGGGGAATATTATATATAAAAGGAGATTTTGAAAACAATGGGAAAAAGATAGCAGGTTCAGTTATCTTAAACAGTAAAAATACATCATATAGTCAAGAAGCAAATACGGATGATGCTAAATTTTTAACTCCACCATCACCACAGGGAACGATAGATACTTTGCAGTTAATGGAGGAAACTATACAGAAAAATTCCAGTACAACGTTCTTGCTCCCTAAAGATGTAAAGACAGCAGGAGATATATCAGGTGTTGCTATAATGCTTACTCAATCAATGGATATTGAGAATGCATCAAAAGGTGTAATAGAATGGCAAAATGTTGCGGATAAAATGGTTCGTCTATTCAAACAAGGATTAGCAAAAGAACTTGTAGTCTCACAAATTCAACCCAGTGCTATTACGGATTTCGATAACTTACATATTAATGCTAAATTCAAAGTATATAGACCTCAATCTGAAACTGATATTGTAACAAGATTACAAACAGGAGTTACATCAGGATTTCTTTCTGTTGAAACTGCCAGTGAAATGAACCCTGATGCAAAACCGGATGAGAAAGCTAGACTTGAAAAAGAAAAGCAAGCTAAAATAGACGAGCAATTATATCAACAGGAACAGGCATTAATAATATCTCAAAAACATTCAGAACAAGGTAATAATAACAATAATAAAAAGGAGGAATAACTATGTACACGAATATCATAAACAACATTATAGAATTAGAAAAGGTAGAAACATTTATTGATATAAAACCTTACTATGTTTTCTTATATCCGAAATCAGAGGATGCTAGCAATGTGATTATTGTAGATGGTCTACCTACATATCAGAGTAAGAAAGAAAATTTAGCTTTGCCTCTGTTAACTTGCGTTTGGAATCCTATTGCATTAAACAACATTGTTGTTACAGATGATATGCTTTCAAATTATAGAATATTTATAGGTTACATACAATGATTGGTGGGGCTAAAGGTATAGGCATTGGTATTGATTTTGGTATACCAAATCAATACTGTAGGGCTACTAGTAAGCCCTACATTGAAAAAGACGTATTAGATTCATTACGTGTTGTTGCTTCTGCTTATGGTAAATCTAATAATGATGCTGACCGTTCTATAGTTAAGAATCTTGTTGATGCTAGTAATCCGTTTGTGATTAGCAACGCAGCTTATGAAGGTATGTCGGGTTATAATGGGTATCCTATAATACTTAGTGGAACTAATAGAACTTATCAAGATAAAGCATCTTATGTTAATGTAGTTGGAGATGATAAGAATGTTATTAATTTAACTAGGATTTCATTTAATACAGCTACTATATTTAGTTATGTAAAGCAGAATGGAGCATTAACTAGTTATAATAAAGATATAGAATCTTTTAAGATTAAAGTAACTGGAATAGATTACTCTAGGTTTTTTATAAAATATAGTTATATCTCCGAAGCAAATGCTACTGCTAAAACTACTATGACTATTGCTTCTGATAGTATTTACGAATTGCCTAAATCATTTACAAGTGATGGGAGTTTAACTTCTAATGATGTTTGGATAGGATTTTCTTTCACTAAACAATCAGGTGATATTCCTGATGTAATCGAAGATGTAAACGTAACTATTGAAGTTATTTCTGAATATACAGGTGCTCTTGTTACAGACGGAGTGAATGACCTGATTACTTCCACCAAGACCGTACAAGAGATGCTGGGAGGAAGTAATAAGATTACGGTGGTGAGTATGATTCATCAGGTTAAAGATTCAGATAATAATGTATCTTTTACCAATTATATAAGAGGTAGTGCCAATGGCTATTTCCGT